AGATGAATGCAGATATTATTGGATGTACAAGAAACGAAGCTAAGCGATTTATCTTTGCTTATCTTTATGGTGCTGGCGCTCAAAAGCTTAGTGGTTATATTAACAAATCTGTTAATGAAACTAAGAAAGCTATTGCCAAATATAAACGAGCTTTACCTAAACTAGTTCAACTTGTAGACAAGTGTAATAAAGCTATTGAAACAAGAGGTTATATCTATGGCCTTGATGGTCGTCCTATTAAGTTAAGCAGAGATGAAAGACATAAATCTCTTAATTATCTTATTCAAGGTGCCGAAGCAGTAGTTATGAAATACACAGTCCAGATGATAGATGAAAAACTTAATGCTGCAGGTATTGAGTTTAAACATTTATTATTTTATCATGATGAGCATACAGTCGAGGTAAAGGAAACTCAAGCAGAGCAAGCTCGTGATATTATTATCCAGTGTTTCGAAGAAGCACCTAAGAAAGTTGGTATTAATATTATGACTTGTGGAGACTGTAAAATAGGTAATGATTACTATGAAGTCCACTAAAATTCATAAAGTAAATCCTGTTGCTAAAAGCTTAAGTAATCCTAAGTATAGGCAACAGGTCATTCCTAACAAAAAGAAAGTAACTAAACCAAAGCATAAAAAGGATGAAATAAATGGTCAACAAGACTAAGGGCTTAGTTAAGTTGCGTAATGGCAAAATATTGCCCTATGTAGAAGGTAAAGAGTATGGCGATATGGTAGTTAAGGTTTGGTATCAAGACCATATTCGCCCAATGAGTAGAGAGGAACGTAATCGTGCAAAAGAACGAGAAAACGCAAACAGAACAAGTAAACGAACTTCTAAATCGAATAGAAGAAAAGGTAGACAAGCTAGCTAAACAATTAGGTATTTGTGTATCTTGTGGGAACCCCTCAAAAGAGGAGTTTTGCGAATTTTGTTTAAATGAGGAATAAACATGAAAGTTTATGAATTAGAACCTTTAATTATGAATTGCTGGTCAGTTTGTGATGATATAGAGGTTATCTATAAACAAATTGGAGATGGTGAAAGAGAACCTACTCTTGATGAAACCATGAATGCTCTTATTGGTATTCAACAACTTTATCAGTGGAAGTTTGAACAGTTATTTAACAAGTTTGAAGATCTTTGTGAAGAACAAAGAAAAATTATGACAGGAGAAAATAATGCCAACAACACCTAGTGAAACTCTTATTCGTAATGCTTTTGATGAATTTTGGGAAAAGGCCAAACTTCTTGGTTGGGAAATTGATTATAAGCTAAAGTCTGAAATAGAGACCGTTGAAGAAGACATTGTAGAAAGTCTTGAACCTTACAAAGACAAATACGAATGGGAAGAAGAGTGGAGAGATATTAAAGAAGAAGTCTATGATGACGGTTACTGGAGTGGTCATGAAGACGGTGAAAACTCTGGTTATAATGATGGTCATAAAGAAGGCTATGAAGAAGCTAAAGCGGAGTGTGAACATTGTACTCAGTAGAGTTTGAAAAAGATTCAGCAGTTATAACAGTATTGTCTGAAGATGATTCTCAAGAAGATGTTGAGGTAATCATCGGGGATAATGACGTAGTATTTGTTCGGCAATACCAAGAGTATAAGAACGAATATGATGTTATTGTTATGACATGGCAACAGTTAAAAGATATTGCTGCTGCTATTAACAGCCCTGAAGGGTTATTTAGACTAGTAAGGAAATAGGCATGAAGATGAATTGTCAACTTTATGAAAAGATGGCGCTTGAGTTTTATAAACCTGGGCATAGACACCATGATTATTTGTTTCATGGTTTAAGAGAAGAAGTAGAAGAAGTAATCGAAGCTGAGTCTCTTGAAGATACTTTAGATGAACTTGGAGATGTACTTTGGTACGTTACTATTATTGCTAATAAAATGGGTGTTAGCTTAGACAAAGTAATGATGGGTAATATTAACAAACTAGAAATGAGAGAGCTAGGAGTAAAGAAAAATGCCTAACTGGTGTATGAATAGTGTTACAATTAACGGTAAAAAAGAAAAATTAGAAGCAATTATAGAGGCTTGTAAAGGGGATAAGTTTCTTAATTTTCTTGTTCCAATTGGTGAGTGGCAGTATGGCATTGCTATCGAGGCTTGGGGAACTAAATGGGAAGTTAGCGATGTAGACTATGATCTTCAGGATGATGATACTTTAGTGCTTAACTTCGAAACTGCTTGGGGACCACCTACTACAGCTTATATGACAGGAGAGCAAACTCATGATATTACCATCTACGCTTCTTACTATGAGCCTGGAATGGCCTTTGTAGGAGAATATGAAGACTCTGAAGATAACAGCTATAATATTGATTTTGAAGATGAATCTTGGATGGATGAAATTCCAGAGCATCTTTCTGATCATTGGGGGTTGTATGACGAGTATGAATCTTGGAAAGAGTACCAAGACGAAGAAGAATAAGGATAAAAATTACCTGACGTTAAAGAACAATTAAAGGAGCTATTTATGATAGCAATTATTGATGGTGATGTTCTCTTATACATTAGTATTTGGGGGGCAGAAACCAAAGAAGAAGCAAGTAATAACTTTAAAGAGTTATTTACTGCTATCAATGAAGATCTCTTTGCAGAAGACTACGTCATGGCCCTTGGTGGCCCTGACAACTTCAGAGTAGATTTATATGCTGAATATAAAGCTAATCGCAGTAAGTCGAAATCAACAAGACCAGAATGGTTCTTAGATTTGAAGTCTGATATAGCAAACGAGTATAAAAATTGTATACTAACTGATTATTGTGAAGCTGACGATATGGTTCGCACTTGGGCAGAAGATTGTCGCAAAGGTGGTAAAGACTTTGTTATTGTTTCTGTTGATAAAGATCTAGAATGTATTGAGGGTACTCATTATAATCCTCGAAAAAAAGAACTCTATTACATTGATGATTATTATGCTAATCGTCATTATTGGAAACAAATTCTTATGGGAGATTCAACTGATAACATTCCAGGAATTCCTGGGATTGGCCCTAAAAAAGCCCTAAGGTTATTAGATGAAACTCCTAAAGAATTTAAACAAACTGTTTGTGCAGCTTATGCAGATTACTATGGTAAAGACAAAGGTTATGAGTATCTTATAGCTAATGGTAGGTTAATTCATATATGGCGACATATAGGTGATTACTTCAAAATAGATAGAGATGTTTATAATGAATTGTGTACATGGTATGAATAAAGGTCATTGGACTTATCCTTATAAATTTGATCCGCAGCAATATAATGGATTTCTTTATCTTATTGAAAATAAGGTAAATAACATGTTGTACATTGGTAAGAAGCAATTCTATCATGGCGGTAAAAAGCGTTCTAAAACTTATGGAAAAGAAATGGCATGGAGAACTTATGTAGGTTCTTCTAGCCATGTCAAAAAAGATATTGCTAAGTATAGTAAAGAAAATTTTAGTTTTGAGATTGTAGATCTTTATAAAACAAAAGGTGGACTTTACTATGCAGAAGCTTATCTTCAAATGGTTTGTGAATGTATGACAAGTGATAAGTTTTATAATAAACAAATTGCTGCAATTCGTTTTGTTCCTAAAGAAGACTTAACTAAACGAACTAGAAGCTATGTTAATAAGATTAAAAAGAGGATTAAATGAAAATACACCCCGCAGCCCCTGCTAGTTATATTGTTGGCCTTGTCAGCTTATTTCTTGCATTAATTGGTTATATTAGTGGGTATGAGCTATTTGATCCTGTTATGGCAATAGTCTTATACCTGTTATTAAATGAACTTAGTAAATTTATCGCAGAATATACGATGAAAGAAGACGATGGGACAGATAGTAACTCGTAATCAACCTTGTGAAAAGTGTGGAAGCAGTGATGCCAAACAAATCTATGATGATGGTTCTGCTTTTTGCTTTTCATGCAAATCTAACTTTTTTGCCCCGAAAGAGGGTTATATGGAACAACCAGAAATTAAAAAAGACTGGTCTAATAGACTACAGGAGGTTCAGAATGATTACCCTTCTCGTGGTTTTAAGGAGCGTAATATTTATCTTCAAGTGGCTGAACATTATGGTGTTAAAGTTTCTTACGATCTTGATGGTAACATTGACGCTCATTACTATCCTTTTTATGCTGATGACAAATTATGCGGATACAAAGTTAGACGACTCCCCAAAGACTTTTCCTCAATCGGAACAGTTAGAGGTGGCTTGTTTGGACAGCAATTGTATTCTGGTGGCCCCAGGCTCGTCATCACCGAAGGTGAATTGGACGCAATGTCTGTGCAATCAGCATGGTTCAAAAAATACAAAACCTTCTATCCAGTAGTTTCTTTAAGATCTGCGTCTAGCGTTAAAGATCTTATTAAAGAGCGTGATTGGATTCGTAACTTTAATGAAGTTATTCTATGGTTAGATAACGATGATGCAGGTAGAGAAGCTACTAAGGAAGCTGCTCGTATCATTGGTTATGATAAAATTAAAATAGCTAAAAGTAACGAAAAAGATGCTAGTGATCTTTGGATTAAAGACCCTGATAAAGTATTAAAGACTATCTATGATTCAGTAGAATATACACCTGCAGGGATACTTACTAAAGATCAATTATGGCATCAACTTGAGAAGTATAATGAAATTGAATCTGTGCCTTATCCTGACTATATGGAAGGATTAAATGATAAACTAAAGGGAATGCGCTTTGGCGAAATTACTCTTTGGACTTCAGGTACAGGTTCTGGTAAATCAACTCTGCTAAGAGAAATCGCTATAGACTTATTGGAGAAGACAGATGATAAAATCGGTATTATCTCGCTTGAAGAATCACCTGCAGAAACAGCACGTAAAATGGCAGGTATGGCAATTAATCGGAATCCAGCAAATGAAGAAATTCCAATCAATGATCTCAAAAAGGGATTTGATAGGATTTTCGATTCTGACCGTGTTCTGGTACTTGATCATCAAGGTAGTATCTCAGACGGATCCATCATGGATTTCTTGGAGTATATGTGCCTTAGTGGTTGTAAGTACCTTTTTGTTGACCATATCACTATCCTCGCTTCAGAAGGCGCTGAAGGACTTACTGGAAACGAAGCAATAGATAAGATTATGAATGACTTACTTAGACTTGTAAAGAAACACGAAGTGTGGATTGGTCTTATTAGTCACTTACGTAAGACAGATAATAAAGGAAGAAGTTTTGAAGAAGGTAAACTACCGTCAATGGATGACATTCGTGGCTCTGGTTCTATTAAGCAAATTTCTATGGATATTATCGCTTTTGCTAGAAATGTTGGCTCTGATAACCCAGAAGAGCGAAACACTATTAAAACAAAAGTCCTTAAGTGTCGGTAT